TCCATTGGTTAAGGTGCAGCCTCCGGAACGTGTTCTGGTACGCCGGCACCTGCTGCGCCCGCTTCGCCTCGTTCCGCAGGTACTCCAGCTTCACCGACACACCCAGATTCGGGTTCGCCTTCGCCCAGATCTCCTCGTTCAGCCAATCGTCCGCCTCGTCCGCTGCCCATATCGTGCCATAGAACGAGTCGTCGTCGATAATGCCGGCCAGCACCTGTCGCGCGTACTCGTGGTATTCCCAACATACCGACTCCCTGTCAAACCCCGCCGTCGTGATCAGTACCACCAACGGCTGTCGTCGAGCTCCGGTGCCAGTGACCAGCACGTCCACCAGCTCTCGATTCGGCTGTGCGTGCAGTTCGTCCACCACCACCCCGTGACAGTTGAGCCCGTGCTTCGTCGGCACATCCGCGCTGAGGACCCGGTACCCGGACCTGGTCCCCGGCACCACGATGCTCCGCCGGTACGTCTGCGCCCGTCCGGCCAATATCGGCGAGCCATCCACCATCTCCCGCGCCAGGTCGAACACGATAGCCGCCTGCTCCCGATCCGCTGCCGCACTGTACACCTCCGCTCCTGGCTCCTCGTCCGCGAACAGCAAATACAGCGCCAGCCCCGCCGCCAGCGAGCTCTTTCCATTCTTCCGCGGCACCTCGATATACGCCGTCCGGTATCGCCGCGTCCCATCCGGCCGTTTCCACCCCAGCAGATCCCGGACAATCGTCCGTTCCCACGGCGCCAGCTTGAACGGCTGCCCGGCCCACTCGCCCTTCACGTGCCGCAGCACCCGCTCGAAAAAATTGACGCCCACCGTGGCGGCTCGCGAGTCGAACCAGTACCCATTGTGGACGTCCACAGCCGCTACCCCTCGTCGACGCCATGAAACAGCATCTCCGCCAGGCTCAACTGCTCCGGCTGTGCTGCCGCCGCCACCCGCGATCGCTGTGCCGGGCTCAACCCGAACTCCGCCAGCATCTTCCGCAGCCGATCGAACCACGTCTCCGCCACCCGTGCCCACGGATTCATCAGCAGCGCGCCCTTCCCCAGCTCCATCATCGATCCGCCCGTCGCCTGCAGCTCCCGTTCCGCCTCCACCCAATGTCCGAATGCCTGGCAATACATTGCCAGCGCCGTCCGGTCCACCTCCGTGTACAATCCCAGCTCAATCAGCACGCCAGTAATGCGCCGCCACTCCGCCTGTCCCTCATCGCACAGATACCGCGGTGCATACGGCACCCGATCAGGCACTGGTGGCCGTGGCTCGTTCTCATTCAGCCGTCTCTTCCCTGGATTCCCGGCCAGTTTCTTAATTGTAGTCGGCTTTGGTGGTGGTCCGCTCACTTCTCTATCCTTCTATGCCCTATTGGATCAACATGCGCTCGCGCGCGCAAAGTTACCGTGGCGGTCCCGCTCGTCAGGGCTGTGAGGATTGCAGGGGCCATACCCTACCATAATGCCACCTGGACTGCTTTTGCACGACCATCGCACACCACATCTTCCAACAATCGATCACTCTTGCGTTGATTGCATGATCTACATACACATCTCAAGTTCTCACGTGTATGCTGCCCTCCCAAGGCCAGGGGGGTAACATGATCAATCTCTGGTGCATTGCTAGCCAGTGTCCCCCTTAGTTTCCTGGGAGTAGGACATCCACAAATGTAGCAATGCCAGTCATCATCTATACACACTGCAATGGGATCAACAGTATCATATCCCCCAGCGCCCTTATCCCCCGCCCGTATTCTGCTGCGGCGGATACGCCGGGCATGGCGTTTGCTACATTTATCTGTACAAAAGTTCCTCCGCCCAAACCCGAATGGAGCCTCGAACTTCACACCACATTCTTTGCATTCGTAAATCGGGATACCCTTTTTCGCAGCATCCCAGATACGCGTATCACATCTCGCCTTCTCACGCTTGCACTCATCGCAACGGTTGATCAACCGCCTGGCTTTTACTGGTAGAACATCGCCGCAGTCCTCGCACACATGCACAATGCAAATTCGAATCGCATGCAATGACTGCCGTTCGTGAGCAAGATAGGCACACTCTCTTGAGCAATACTGATTGCGCTCCCGGTAGGGAGTACGATACATCTGCCCACAATGTTTACAGACGTATTCATACTGTGGATTATCCATCCTCCATGCCTGCCTGCACACATCAGAGCAGAAACGCCTCGTTGAACGCTGCGCTTCGAACTCCGTGCCACACTGCTCACATCGCATGGCTACTCCCTACCCCAACCACCGTCCTGCATCACCGTTTTCCTACTATGGCACGATGCACATAACGATTGCAGGTTCGACCATTCATCCTTGCCACCTCGTGACCGTGGTACGATGTGATCGACATCGGTGGCCACCACCGGCCCGGCATGCACCCCCCATGGATCTTCGCACAGAGGATTCTCGCGCAGGAACATCCGCCGTAATCGTCGCCAGTTCGCGCCATACCCACGATGTGCAGCGCTGCCTCGCTCAGCATCGGTGCGCTGCTGCACCTGTTGGGCATGCTCCGGGCAGTACCCCCCCCGCCCATAGACAACCGCCGGGCATCCATGCACTGAGCACGGATGCCCCGCTCGCCGAGGCATCATTCCCCCCGCTTCCCTGGAGAGGGGGGGGGATTGAGTTTCCTCAGCAATTCCCGCTGACGTGCCACCGCCTTCTCCTCGTGCTCATCCATCCACACCAGCGACTGCTGTTGGTATGCGTCGAGCCGGCCCAGCGTCCGCGTCTCGTGATCAATCACCGCCTGCGTGAGTTGCTTGATATTCTCCAGCAGCCGCTCCTGGACGCGGATCCCCTCTTGTGCCTGCTGGGATTGAACGTTCACAATATCCAGAAACCGCCCGCCCAGCTTCCACACCCCAAACAACACACAGGCCAATAGAACTAGCGCCCCGCCATCGACGACCAGGCGCAGCCAGGTTGCATCCATTGAATAGCATCATTTGCGCTGTTGCGGTAGGATCCCCGCGCGCTTCATCGCCGCGTCTTCGACACCCCACATCACGATCACCGCCAGCACAATCGGCTGCAATCCCGCAAGCACAAAGAGCACGTCCTTGCTCATGTCCGGCGCCACGTACTTGGTGACGAAATAGGTCACCAACGCAATCACCGTATCCAGAATCAACGTCAGAAACTTCCTCGACCTTAGCAAACTCATCGTCCACCTCCAAACGGGTTAGGGGGGATTCCCCTAACCATATTATACGGCATACCTACCCACTACCTGTAGTGTTTTCATGGCACACCTGCCACCGCCCCTCGTGCCAATGGATCGGCACCACCCGCGACATCTTGGTGAGCATCACCCTTGCCCCCTCGATACTCATCCCCAGCCGCAGCGCCAGATTTCGCGTCGTCATCGGCTGCTGCATCAGCAGCCACATCGCTAATGCTACCCGTTCCGTTGGTAACAGATCCGAGCTGTTGTCCAACCCACAATTAATCCTTCTCCCTCATACAAAACGGGTTCATCTTGGGGATAATCCAAGATAATCCAGGAGTTCACTTTCTGAACAGTTCACTTTCTGAACTCTGAACTATCACTCGGCGAGTGAAAGTTCAGAATCTGAACTCTCACTCCTCCGCCTCCCACAGCGCCGGCGCCGGCTCCTGCCCGAACCAGGCATACCCACGCACCACATACTCATCGGCCCCGCGGAACGTTGCCCGCTTGGCGACGATACCGGAGCGGACAAGGCTATCGAGCGCGTTACAGACGACGCTCCTCGAATAGCCCGTCTCTCTCATAATCGTATCGACGCCCGGACACGCCACCCCGTCCCGGTCGACGTGCAACGCCAAACACAGAAACACCGACAGCGGCGCCCCCTTCAGCTCCCGCAATGCCCGCTTCCGGAACGCCACCTTCAGCTTGATATAGAAGTCCGTCCACACCAGCGAGGATCCCCGGCCGGCGGCCACGTGCTCCTCGCGCACCGCCTCCACCAGGACCTCACCCTCGTCCTCCTCCTCGCCGCCCGGCTCCTCCGCAATGCTCGTCCCATCGACGACAAAGACCACCGCCACCTCGCGGCCCGCCTGCCTGGCCAGCGTCCGCCGGATCGGCCCCATCAGCCGGTGATTCAGCCAGTCCAGCGCGTACGCATTCGGCACCGCCACCCGCAGCACATGCTCCCCCAGCTCCACCGCCCAGGATGCCCGCGACGCCGCCAGCCACGTCTCAAACGTCGCCCGCGTCATCTGCAGCCGCAGATCCGCCAGCGACCGCGCCCATAGCTCGTCCGCTAGCTCGGCCATCTCAGCGTCACCGTCACACCACCATCGTCCCGTTGCGCGTCCATCGGCACCCGGAACAGCAGCCGGCACGTCGAGATCTCGTCATCGCTCGGCTTCACCGCCGGCCTGGCCAGCGTCAGCACCTTCTTCCCGCCCGCGATCACCAGCGACAGCGACAGCCCGCGCGACAGCTCCCGATAACTGACCCCGCGCCGCAGCGCCTGCTGCTCCATGTCATACGCCATCTCTGCCAGTTGCGCCATTATAGACCTCTCCCGCTTCGTTACCATTCAGACCCAACTTCCGGATCCACTCTGTGGCCCACTCAAACGTCTCCGCCGCCGTGCCATTCTCCCAGAACCGGGCTTCGTCCACCACGTTCAAGGCCACCTCGCGCACGATCGCCGGCCGGTCCATCGTCTCCCATCCTTGCTTGTGGCGCAGCCGGCGGAACACCGCCCGCAGCGCCCATGTCTCCCCGGTAGCCAGCCCCATCTCCAGCTGGCTCACCAAGCCTTTCTTGATCTGGAGTACCGCCTTATTCCGTGCCTTCCTCTCCACCTCCTGCGCCGCATCCTCTTCCTTTGTCGCGCGGTCGTGGCACCGGCACCTCTTCCGCTCACCATGTGTGCACGCCCACACTATACCCGGCTTCCCTTCCACCACCGGCACCCCATAATCACCGAGCATTACCCGTAAATTCGCGCACTGGCATTGTTGTGCAAAAGCAATCCCTCCGGGATCCGAAGCCCAGAACCGCGTATACTCGCCGTATCCCGCCTTCCGCTGCTCCGCCGGATCAAATACAGTGGCGCCAACCGCCGCGGCGACCTCCGCCAGCCGCCGGCGATCCCACTCGTCCAGTCTCACCTGGTAACAGCCCCCATCCAGGCAGCCATCTCCCCGTCGCTGCTCACAGCCCTGGCACCTCGGCGCTCGCACCCCATCCAGGGCGAGCTCCCAGTCCAGCGGGAACCTCGCCTCCGCCAGGTTGCGCGTCGCCGCCTTCACCACCGCATCTACCTGCTCCCGCAGGGTCTCCGAATCAATCTTCCCGGTTTGCTGTAACAGCTGCTTTGCCCGGTCCTGTTGCCACCCCGGCAGCGTGGCCACCGCCGTCTCCGGCAGCACCGCTAACGGCAACACTGCCATCGCCTGCCGCTCGCTTACCGCCCCCGATTGCACCTCCGCCTGGATCTCCGCCGGCAGCCGCAGCAGCCGCAGCTTGTGCGCCACCGTCGATCGGTCCAGGCCCAACCTCTCCGCCACCTGCTGCTGCGTCCAGCCAAAGTCCTCCATCATTAGCGCAATCGCCCGCGCCTGCTCCACCGGCGTCAGGTCGCGGCGGGCATAGTTCTCGCTCCACGCCGAGGTGGCCATCTCCTGGTCGTCGAACTCCACCAGGTCTACCGGCATGTGGCTGTAGAACGGATCCTCGTTCGCCAGCAGCCGGAACGCCGCCCAACGGTTGTGACCATAGGCGAGCTGGACCAACAGGGCTCCCTCGCCGATCGCCGTCTGCAGCTCCCTGTCCGTTCGACCGCTGCGGAGCGCCGGCTTCCCGGAGGCCTCCACCGGCCTGCCTGCCGGCACCTGCAGCAGACCCTTGGTCGCGTCCCGGCTTGCCCGCCGGCCGCGGATGTCATTGGCCAGTTCCTGGATATACGCCTCGTCGATCCGCTCCCTCGTCTGCCACGGATTCGGCCTTATCCGTTGCACGTCCACAAACAGCATCATCGTTCCCTCCTCCCATTCCACCACATCAGCACCACCAACAGGATCGCCACGCCGGCGACCAGGTCCACCACGCGCGGCTCCAGTATCGACAGAAACACCGTCACCAGCGCCCCCGCAAACAGCGCCACCAGCATCCCGGCGATCACGATCACCCATCGCCTATCCATCCCACTCCCCCACTGCCGGAATTGCCGAACACATCGTCTAATCTACCTCCCCGGGCGCTGGCACACGCTCGCACACAGGCTCCAGTAGGGGGGTGGTCTTGGCCGGGGACTGGACGGCAAACCCCTTGACAAACCGCACGGCGTCCTTGTCTTTCCAGCAGACGCGCAGCCCGACGTTGCCGCCCGCTTCCTCGGCAAAGCCCTCTTTGACCAGGTAGGCCCGGAAGGCCTCGTATCGCTGCCGTCCGTGTGTTCCATCGTCCAGGGCAAATTTGCGCTCCCAGGCTGTGTAAGCCAGCGAGCGATTCTGGCATGCGGCCTGGCACCAGGCGATCACCAGCTCGGGATCGACGTCAATCTCTCCGATGCGGACGGTGTT